CGTATCAAATTCCTTTCAGAAAATACCGACCCAAAGATCGGCAGGGGGAGGCAGACACTCGCGCCCGCCTTCGGGGATAGTATATCATATTTCTCACCATTATGCAAGGGTTTTTGTGAAGTTTTTACCATCAAACACCAAAAAAGCCCCCTCCCCGCGCCTGAACGCAGAGAAGGGACTCATTGTATTTACGGCTCCGACACCTCGTAGCGGCGGAGGATATCGTGGATCACCCACTCACCAACCGTCTCCACCCGCACCGTCACGGCATCGCACAGCCCCGCCAGAACCGGCACCGTCAGCCGTCGGTCGGTCATGGGGGCGGAAAACTCACCCAAAAGAACCTCCTCGGTGGCATCGGCGTCCACCCCCGCGGCTCCGTCGGCGTAGGCGGCGTAGACCTTCAGGCTACCCGTCTTCCCCGTGGCGCGGAGCCACAGAGCCGTCAGCCGTACCCGCGCGGGAGCCTCGGGGCGGTCGGGGAGCAGGGTCATGGAGGCCTTGACGGGGCCCGACAAAAGCTCCTCGGAGGAGATCTCCCCGTCCCGCCGTCCCTCGGAGGAGGTCCGCAGGATCATGCCCGTCTCGGTCTGCATCCACAGCCGGCCCCCGTGGCAGAGCATAGCCCCCACCGCGGGGTCGTCCTCGGGGTACCACTTCCCCCCGTCGGGGAGGTAGAGGCTCATCCCCCGCGCCCCGTCAGCGGTCACCGAAAGGTAGTACCCCCGCCCGTCGGTACCGCCGCAGCCTCCCGCGGCCGCCTTGCCGTCCAGAGCGCAGACCCACTCGGTCTCCTGCCCCCGATACCGCCGCACGCTTCCCTCGGTAGCGTAGTAGAGGGCGTCCCCCACCTCGCAGAGAGTGTTGGCCAAGGCCGCGGGCACACCCACCCCCTGTCGGTCCTGCAGGACAAAGCTGTCGGCGCGGCTGCCCAGCAGCTTGCAAACGCGGTTCGCCTTGAAGAAGACCACGTAGCCCTGCCACGGGGACAGAGCGGTGAAATCCCCCTCGGTGTCGCTCTGCAGAGTCACGGCGTGTCGGCCATCCCCTACGGAGCGGCTGTAAAAGTCGGTGGCACTCCCCGCCGCGCTGACGTGGATCCTTCTCCCCGCGATGCCGTAGATCCGATCCCCGCTGACACAGCATTTGGTCAGGTCGGGCACCACCCGCAGAAAGCGGGCGTCGCTGGTGTAGGTGGAGGGAAAGCTCTGGGCCACGGTGGCCACCCCCGCGTGGAGGGACTGAATGCGGTAGTAGCCCTCGGGAGCGGGGGTATCGTCGTCGGCACTCACCACCCGCAGGCAGTCCCCCGCCTCAAAGCCCAACGCCGACCAGCTGTAGCCCGCGGGCAGACGGAGAGTGTTGCCGCTGAACTCCGCCTCGGGGATCACCCCCGTATCCAGCTCCAGAGGTCTGGGCATTCCGCCCCTGTCCATGCAGAGCTTGTCGGGGTAGATGTACAGACGGTCACCGAAAATGACAAAGCTCTTGTCGGTGTCGCTGACTACCCCCAAGGAGTGGACCGCCTGCCCGTCCGCCGTGGCGTACAGCCCCGTCCCTTGGGCGAAGATCAGGGAGCCGCCGAAGAAGACCATACCGTGGGGAGTTCCCCCGCCGAGTCCCCTCGAAAATACCCCGCGGGGCAGACGGGTGGCAGGCTCACCCCCCCGTCGGGGAGAGAGATTGACCCCCTCGCCGAATACCTTCCCCCCGCCAAAGGGGGTGTCCATGCCCCAGTCACGCCCCAAACCAAGAAGCACCTGCTTGGGAGCGCGGGGGAGCCTGACGGGAAGGCCGTCGTGCAGGGTGGGATCCTTTTTGCCGATCTTACCCAAATTCATGTCACGCACCTCCTTCCAAAGCGTTGCCCGACTCGGAGACCGCCGCGACAGACCCCGCCGCAGTGGGAAGCAAGCCCTCCAAAGCCGTCAGCACCCGATCCATCTCCCCCATCAGCACCTCCAGCTCCTCGCTGAGGCGGGCGAGATAGGACTCCATCGCCGCGATACGGGCCTCGGTGTCCCCCGCGGAGGGAGGGAGATACCGCCCGCAGGTCAAAATCAGCTTTTCCATAGGCCGCCTCCCATTCCCGCCGCGGCGTCGGCGCGCTTCCATACCCGACCGTGATCCAAAAGGTAGAGCCGCCCCCCGTCCGCCACCAGAGCCCCCGACCCGGGCGCGTCGGTGACGGGAAGCGTGGAAATATCCCCCTCGGTGTCGCAGAGGTACAGACGGCGGAAGACCGCGGTGCCCCGCCCATCCCGCAGAGGGGTCCTTGCCTGCTCCAGAACAGAATACATGGTCACGCCCCCCTTCTCTTGAGCCACTTGCCGTAGCTCTGGTAGGAGGCGTTGAAGAGGAGGGCGGTGTTCTCGTAGCGGACGTTGTCACCGCAGGTGTGGCTCACCATGGCCAGCAGGTACTGCCAGTAGAGCTGATCGAAGGGGTAGGGGGCAACCAGCTGGGTGTCGGCGGGGGTGTCGGGACTGAAGAAGGGAGCGTCCTGAGGCTCCTCACCCAGAAGCTCCACCCGTACCTTCCCCTCCACCTCCCCCAGAAGGCGGCGCTTCACCGCCTCGGACACGCGGTTGGGCAGCATCTCGTCCACCAACCGCACACAGGTTTCAATGGTCATAAAGGTTTCTCCTTTCTGTTTTCAAAGATACCCCTCCCGACGGGTCGGAAGGGGTAAGGGATCCCGTCAGCCCGCGGCGATCTCGGCCTCACGGAAGCGGGCCTGCTCGGCCTCCAGCATCTCGGCGGTCTGCATATCCTGGATCTCGGACTGATCCAAAACCAGGGCGAACTTGCGCTTGATCTTCACCCATTCGCCGCGCTTGATGACGCAGTTGTGGCCGTTGACCGCCACGTAGACGTCATCCTTGTAGCGGTCGTTGTCGCGGAACAACTTCACCGCCACGTACTCGTTCAGATACGCCTCGGTGTCCATGACGGACATGGGCGCATTTGCTTTTGCGTTGCTCATATATGTTCTCCTTTTCGTTGTGATGATAGAGGATCGTTATGTTCAAATTTGGGTTTGTCGGTGAGGTTAACGTATGTTGTAGGGGCGATTCACGAATCGCCCGCTACATAAAAATCTTGGTATAACTTGGCTTTTGGGGTGTTCGGGCGATTCGTGAATCGCCCCTACGACGAAAAGGGGGCCGTTAAACTGCAATTTCTCCCCAAGGAGCCCTCATCCGAAAACCCCTTGGGGACAGGGATCACCCTCTGTCGGCTCAGTTCGCCCCGGACTCAAAGGTAGAGGCGGTCTCGATACGGACCATGAAGGCCTCCACCAGACGGACGGTGACCTTGGACGCCTTCCAGCCCACGGTAGCGCGCTGGTTCAGGGGATCGGAGGTACCCGCGGAGCCCAGCTGCTTGACGATGTGCTGCAGACCCTCGCCGCCCAGCTGGGTGGTACCGTAGGCGTTGTCACCCATGATGAGGGTGGCGTAGACGTCACGGCCCTCGGCACCCGCCTCACCGGGATAGATCACCGCCTTGTCCTCGCAGTTGACGGGGAGGATGGCGGTCTTGGTGGAGTCGGTGTACAGAGTCATGGTGTCGGCGGTGTTGGAGCCCACGTAGCCCCGCTGACCGCCGATGAGCACCCAACGGCCCGCCAGCTCGTCCTTGGTGACACCCTTGGCAGAGCCCGCGAACTTGACGTTGGCGGTACCGCTCACAGCACCGTTGACGGTCAGATTGCGGGCGTCGGAGGCCAGATCGGGAGCATGGAAGATCTTGGCCTCGGAGGACTCGATGAAGCGGACACCCTCGATCTTACCGATCTCACCCTCAAAGATGTGGGCGGGGTCGGCGTACTGGTTGGGGTACTTCCAGGAGGGATCGTTCATCAGATCGTAGGATACGTCGGGATGGATGATGGCCACGTAGGAGCCGTTGATCTTCTCGGCGTTCTGGGACTTGAGGAAGCGCACCGCCCGACGGATGCAGTCCACGGTCAGGTAGTGGTTGCCCGAGGACTTGCCGCCGGTGAGCAGGTAACGGGCGGAGACGGCGTTCTCACCGTACTGCACGTTGGTACCGCCCGCCAGCACCTCACGGGAGATGGTGTCCAGAGTACGGCCCGCCTGGGCACCGAGCAGCTTGGTGGCCATGCAGAGATTGTTGTCCACGGCGGAGAGCAGGAGCAGATCGGTCAGCTCCACGTAGCCGCCGTACTGGGCCACGGTGGCCTCCACCACGCTGACACGGAGGTTCTGACCGTCGGGGGTCACGCCCTCGGTGATGGGGGTCATGCGCTTGGGCAGGGGATCGTACTTGCGGAAGGAAATGGTCTTGGCACCACGGGGGATCTTGTGCTTCTGGGCAAAGAGATCGTGGGCCAGATAGGGCTCGGCGTTGTCGATGAGGTAGTCGCTGTAGTAGGTCTGCATCTCGGCGGACAGACCCTCACCCGCGCCGTAGGGAGTCACCTCACCGGTGACGTTGTTGGAAACACCCTCGGTGCCCTGCACGTTGGTACCCGAGGCGAAGCGCTGCAGAAAAGCGTTGTCTGCGATGTTGGAATTCATGTTACTCCTCCTTAAAAATCAGAATTGAATGGTCTCGCCGTTCTCGGCCCGCTTGGCCAGCATAGCCCGCTCCTTGCGGGTCAGACGGTTCACGGCGGGGTGCATACGGATCCCCGCGCCCCCTGCCGCCCCCACCTCGGCGGGACGCCGACCGCGAGCGCGGATGTGGGAGAGAAGCCGCTCCTCGGTCTCACGGACAGCGGTGGCCACAGCGGCCGCCACAGCCTCGGAAACCGCGGTCTCCACCCGCTCCCGCACCCCCGACGCCACCCGACTCTCCAGGATCTCCTCCAGATGGGTGGCCTCGTAGAGCTGGCGCAGAGTGGGCCTTGCCTCCCCGCGGAGAAGTGCCCCCAGAAGGGGATCCTCCAGAGCGGCGGCGGGATCGAAATCGGGATAAACGGCCCGTACCTCCTCGGCCTGGGACAGAAGGCCCGCGTCCTCCGCGGCATCGGCCTCAAAAGAGGCTCCCTCCTCCATGGCCTCCGCGGGAGCCGCCTCCACGACGGCAGCCTCGGTGCTTTCAGTTTGGTTCATACTCGTCTCCTTTCCTGTTGTTCTCCAGCGTCACGTAAGCGGGATAGCAGGCGGCGATCAGCGAGATCCCCGCCACGGTCAGATCCAGAGCCTCCCTGTACAAGGGCCGCGGGGAGGTGACCTCCACCGTAAGCGTCCCGTCCCCTTCCTCTACCCGAGGCGAGAAGCATTCCCCCGCCCCGCAGGGTCCCCCCGCCGTCGCGATCGACAGAGAGCCCTTCAGAAAAGAGACCAGACCGTACAGAAGAGCCGACACCCCCGCGCAGACAATGTCCTGCCCGTGGGGCGCGTAGCCCGCGTGACCGAAAGCCGAGACCGTAAAGCCTCCCTCCCGCTCGGTGACCCGTATGCGGATCATGCTCCGTCACCGACGGTGTCACCGCCGTCCGTCCCCGCCAGCACCGACCGCAGAATATCGATCCCGTCGAAATCCATGCCCGACAGAGTCCTCTCGGCGGCTACCCGATTGGCAGGCTCGAACAGCCCCGCGCGGTACAGCTCCAGCATGAGCCGATTCCGTCCCGCCCGATCCAGAGGATCCTCACGCTCGGCACGGACCTCGATATCGAACACGGGATGGCGGTAGGTCTCCCCGCCGTCGCCCCCCGTTCCGGTAACCTTGTCCTGCAAGCCTGTATTGGTGTAGCGGACGTACCGTCTGCCGCCGTCCCCCTCGGTGATGCGGAAGCACCGCACTCCGTCGTAGAACTGGCGCAGCAGCTCGATGACCTGCCGCATGATCTCGGTGTAGGCGCGGTAGGTGCCCGCGATCATGTCGCGGCTGCTCTTGTTCCCCGCCTCCTGCAAGGCCTCGATGGCCTGGGCAGCGGTGACACCTCCCGCGGTGGAGCCCTGGGCCACGTCGTGGTTGCCCGTGGTCTCCTTCAGCTCGTCGATCTTCATCCGCCGCACGTCGGTGAGCATACCGTCCATGGGGGACAGGGTGATCTGACGGAGCTTTTCCTCGTCGATATCTCCCTCCACCTCAATGATGCGGCGGTCGGGATCCAGAAACTCCTTCTCGTTGACGCCCAAGGACCGCTTGGCCCAGTAGCGCACACGGCTGGCGGCGTTGGCGTACTCCAGAATGTGCCCGTCCAGCTCGTCGATGTAGCCCTGGGGGTTACGCCCCACCGCGATGAGGCCGTAGCCCGCGGCGCTCCCCTCCTCGGGGTAGAGAATATCCAGCACGATGGGATAGAGACCGTGATCGTACCAGCCTCTTTCGGCGTAGGCGGGATCGTTTTCGGAGGCGTAGAGCAGAACGTCCCCCGTGAACTTGGCGTAGTGCAGAACGGTGCGGCCGTCGGCCCCCACCCGCTTGTAGTACCAGTCCACCACGGCGGTCTTGTCCCCCACCCCTTCGTTTCCGTGGAGGTAGCTGCCCCCCATGTCGGGGGTGAAGAGACTGCCGTCGTCCCGCATGGCCGCCCGCTTCTCCTTCAGATGAGGGTAGCGGGAGAGCAGCTCGGCGGTGTCGCAAAGCCCCACCAGAAAGAGGTTGGGACTCTCCTGAATATCCCCCGCATCGGGCTCCCAGAAAAGATTGAGAATGTCCACCCGACGGATGTCCACATCCCCCACCCCGTTCTCCAGAGCAGGATTCCAGAAGACCCCGTAGGCCGCCACCCCGTGCTTGAGCTTGCTCCAGACACCGCGGTCGTAGGTCTCGGGGAAGCCGCACCGCTGGGTGATAACGGGCAGAATGTCCGAAAGCAGTGCCGCCTCGGCCTCGTCGTCGGGATCGCGGGGGAGGATGGCGCAGGTGGGCATGGCGTCGCAGAGATCGGCGTGCTTGTTGCTGATGCTGCTGAAGAGCCACGCCGACACGGGCTTCACCCCCTGACGGGTACTCCCCGCGGGCGCGCCGCCCCCGTGACGGGAACGCCACCACACCGCCTCCTCGCAGATACGGCTGTCCAGACGGGCCTTCCCCGCCCGATAGCGGTTCAGCACCTCGGCGGCGGCCTTGACGTCCGCATCGGTCAGCACAGCCGACGCTTGATGGTTGTTGTGATTCATGATTGATGATCCTTTCTGAATTTTGTTGAATAGGACTTCAAATATGGGTTTATCGGGGCGATAAACCAAAGTGAAGTACGCCGCAAGCGGCGCGTGAAGTGCGGCAAGGCCGCGTGAAGCGCTCCCGATGGTCGCGTGAAGTGTGCCCCTTTGGGGCACGTATCGGAAAGAAACCCTACGGGTTTCTCATTTAATTTTAATGGAGAAATCCGTAGGATTTCCACCTTAACTCGCCCGTAGGGCGAACTTCACGCGACCAACGGGAGCACTTCACGCGCCAGAGCGCGCTTCACACGACCAACGGGAGTGCTTCACTTGCAGTTTATCGGGCTTCAGCCCGATAAACCGCAATTTACCTCCACATCCTCCCCGCGTAGGGCGCATACCCATGATCCTCTCCCCCCATCAGGTTCAGAGGATCGTCCTCCCGACCGTGTGTTACAGGCGGCACCGGCGGCGCGCAGGGATTCTCCATACACACGTACCGACACTCGTCGTAAATGTGATCCTCCCCCTCGGTGTTCACGTCCTCCACGTCCACCTGGCTGTACACCAGAGCGGGAACCGTGCGGATGAAGTGCCGACAGGTGGAGAAAACGTAGAGCATGGGGATCCCCTGCCCGTCAAAGGCCAGACGGTGTGGAGCTGGGCCTTCCCCGCCAAGCGGGTGTTGTCAGCCTTGTCCCAGTAGACACCTTCTCTTTCCATCAGCTCCCCGATGGAAGCCCCGCCGTTGCGCTGATAGATGGCGGGATCCGCCACCCCACGAATGGATCGCCCCATGAGATTGGGATCCTCGGCCTCCACACGGCGGATCATGCGGGCGATCTCGTCGGCGTTCTTGCAGACACCCACGTTAGGGATAGGCCGCCCGCTGCTGTCCGCCCGACAGCCGTAGAGCTCACGGATACGGTAGAGCCGTCCGTCGTGATCCACGGCGTACCACCCCACCGAAAAGGGCCTGGTGTAGCCCCAGTCGAAGCCTCGCAGGATCCGCCAGGACTTGGGAATGCGGAAGGGAGTAATGACGTGACTCCCCACCCGATCCCCGTAGCGGTCGGGGTCGTTGCGCCACTCGGTGAAGACCTGACCCGAAAAGGAATCCCAATCCCCGTAGAGCAAAGCCTTGCGCTCGGCCTCGGGAAGGGTGGCCAGCCTTGTGAGATAGTCGGGATCGTTGCGGAGCAGAACCGCGTTGTCAAACACCGTGGAGGGGACGAAAATGCGGGAACGCCGCCTCTCCTCCTCCCGCCCGTCGGGAAACCGCACCTTGACCGACTCCCACACCGTCCTCATGGGGGGCGCGGGGGTGATGAACCGCTCCTTGACCCAGCCGTGGCCGATGCCCCCGGGGTTGGCCGTGGCGCGGATGTAGCACCGTGTCCCGGGGCCTCCGGGGCGGTTGCGGGAGAACAGGTAGCTGTACTCCTCCCAGGTAAACTGGGTCAGCTCGTCAAAGGCGATGTAATCGTAAGCCTGACCCTGATAGTTGTACTTGTCCTTGGGATGAGGAAGACTGCCGAAAAAGATCTTGGCCCCCGAAGAAAATTTCCAGACGTGCTCGGAGGCGTTGTAGACCGCACCTCTGTCCACCAACGGGTAGTACCGCTGGGACTTCTCTAAAAGCTCGGAGAGCTGGGGGTAGGTCTTGCGCAGGATCAGACCCTTGTAGCAGGGGAGGTGGATCTGCCGCAGCGCCTCCAGCACCAGGGCGTCGGACTTTCCTCCCCCCGCCGCCCCGCCGTAGAGAGCCTCATCCTCGGGGCGGGCCATAAAGACCGCCTGTCGGGGTTGAGGCCGCCAGACAACGGGACGGGGGGTGCCCCCCTGCCCCGTCACGCCTCCTCTCCTTCCCCGTCGGGGGGCGGGGTCAGGGCCTCCATGGGCGGGTAGTCCACCACACCGCCAAGGGCCTCCTCCTCGGCCGCGGGGTGCTCCCGCCAGCGAGCGGGATCGCGGTTGTTGAGGTAGTAGGCACTGACACGGATATCAGCGGGAACGTGGACCTCCTCAAAGCCCTCCCGCAGATCCTCCCGCTCGGAGATCTTCTTCCCCGTGTCGCGGTCGTAATCCACCGACTTGACCTTGAAGGATTTCTTGACCCTCACCTTGTAGCCGCAGGCCCGACGGTAGAGCGCGTCCTCCACCCGCCTGCACCGAGCGGCATCCCGCAGAGCGGCGGGATCGGAGGATGCCTCTGCCTCACGGCTGTCTTCCCGAAGCATATCCTCCGCCACGGATCACGCCTCCTCTCCCCGCTCCAGATGGATGACGTATTCCTCCCCCTCGCGGGTGACGGTGCAGGTGAAGCGATCCAGCGCGGCGGTAATGTCGGAGGCCTTGACCCGCAGGGTGTCGGCTTCAATGAGGGTAAGCAGGTAGCCCAGCCATGCGTGGTAGAGCTTGAGAGTCTCCTCCATGGCGGCGGGGAGAAGCTTGTAACGGGGATCTTTCGGTCTGTGATGCTTATTCAT